CTGACCTACACCCCATACCGTAAGCGCACCACCCGCGGCCGGCTGTTTTTAGGCTCGTCCTCCCTGCTGATCTTCAACGGCTGGCAGGAACTGCCGGAAACCGCCACACACGAAACCCTGAAGGAGGACGAGAAAATCAAGATCACCCGCAGTAAATACGGCTGCTTTTCCGCTTCCTATATCGAGGACGCCGCCGCCCTGCTGAAGGACCCGGTTATGATCTTCAAAAGCTACCAGACCGGCGCCAACGGCCAGCGCTACGCCTGAACAGCCACCCCGGACACCTTGGAGCCGCCGCACCGATAAAAGCGACGGCACCCCAGAAAGCCAAAATCTACACATTCAAAACACAATTTCAGGAGGTTTTACCATGAACGACAAGAACAACCGCCCCATGAAAACCGGCGACGTGGTGGAGATCACCGGCGCATACTTCAAGAATGACAACGGCCTTTACTTCGTCGAGCACACCCCCGGCGATCCGAATTGGAGCGGCCGGGATCACTGCCTCCGGCGCATCAAGCGCAACGGCGAACTCAGCACCGCAAAGGATAACATTTGCTTCTGGCCCATTTCCGCCTTTGTGAACAGCCGGGACAAGCGGGCCGCCGCCAACGAGTGGAACCGGGAGCACGCGGAAATCGAAATCAAGACCTTCCCCCACACGGAACACATTGCCGCCTATTTTGCAAGCGAGGCGGACAGCCTGGACGTGACAATCAAGCGCTATACATGGGACTTTGGCGAGGACTGCCAGACCGTCAAGGACACGAAAGAAACGCAAGCCTTTTACCGCTCCGTTGCTGACGGCCTGTGGACTGAACAGCCCACCGCCGCCACCCAGCAGCCCAGCGCAGCCACCGAACAGCCCGAACAGCAGACCACCGCCACCGGCGCAGACGCAGAAGCGCCCGCAGAACAGCCGGAGGCCACCACCGCAGAACAGGCAGAACAGCCCACCCCGGAAAATCGGCCTGAAACGGTCCCGCCTTATGGTTCCATCGACGAGGAAACCGCCCGGAACGCCCACTATTGCGTCCACATGAGCGACTACAAACCCGGCAGCGCCACGGCCAGTTATCGAAATTCCGTGAACAAAGCCGCCCAGATGGTAGAACAGCAGAAGGCCCGCGTCAGCGCCTTTTACCATGACAAGCTGGACGCCCTGCTGAACAGCTACGCCCGCCGCCTTGCCCAGTGGACGAACGATTACAACCGCAACCAGGCCAGCTATCCCAGCCAGTTTATCGCCGGGGCGGGCAACTTCAATATGCGCAAGCACAACCGCCAAATGTCCCGCGAGGACTCCCTGTGGGAGGAATACCGGCAGATCGAGGCGATTCTGGACAAGATCCGCAGCGTCGGCACCGGCCCGGTAGACCTTGCCGACCCCCACGCCCGCGAAATGCTCACCGAGCGCCTGAACAGCCAACGCCAGATGTTGGAGGACGCCAAAACCGCCAACGCCTATTACCGCAAGCACAAGACGCTGGAAGGCTGCCCCGGTCTCAGCGAGAAAAACCGCGCATGGCTGACACGTCCCGGCGTGTTCGCCTCCGGTGACGGCTCCCCCATCTCCCAGTACGGCTCCCCCTTCCCCGCTTACGAGTTGTCCAGCATCCGGGGCAAGATTGAGCGGACAGAACAGCGCCTCGCGGAGCTTGACCGCAGAGAACAGCACCTCGCCGAGCCTCAAACCGGCACCGCCTTTGACGGCGGCCAGATCGTCCGCAATATCGACCTGAACAGACTCCAAATCCTCTTTGACGCCATCCCCGACGCCGACACCCGCGCCGCCCTGAAGCAAAACGGCTTCCGCTGGTCTCCTAAAAATCAGGCATGGCAGCGCCAGCTCACCGACAACGCCGAACGCGCCGCCCGTCAGGTCCTCCGCCTTGCCTGAACAGCGGAAAAAACCCCCTTGGCCCACCCTGTTACAATGAAATTAAGAACTGAACAGCCCGCCCCGGAGGTCACGAGGGCAGAAAGGACAACCCCATGTTTATGGTTTACTTCAAAGGCCCCAGGGACAAACAGCATAAGCCCATGAGCCTGAACACCGGCGAGCTGTTTAATCGCCTGGTTTATGCGCCCGTCTACAATGACGATCTTCTCCCCGCCGTTAAGTTATGGATTGACCTGAACAAAAAGAACGCCCCGGATTGTTCAATCCAGTGCCGCGTCCCCGGCACCTCGAAGATCCTATACGCCTGAACAGCCGCACAGAAAGGAGAATACCATGTACTTTCTCGAAAATTACCGCGGCTTTGGCGTATACCTGATTGGATCGGGATATATCGCCCGTAACCGCGAAAGAATTTTAACCGCAAAGACCTACGCCGAAATGATCCAGTGCATCAACCTCTGGACCTGCTGTTGAAAGGAGCACAACCATGAAAACCGCCGGATATTGGGAGTGCAGAAACGAGATTATCGCCGCGCGGCTCCCCGCCCCGCACAAGTACGAATCGTTTACCGAGCTTTTCAACGTGGACAAGCTCGACGGCATCCGCGACAAATACGGCGTTGACCTTTACCGCGAGTGCTACACAGACGTAGCCCGCGAGGTCATGGCCACCGCAAGAAATGAACAGAAAGGAGCACATACCCATGTTGAACACTGAACAGGCCCTCACCCGCGTTTTGCAGATCGTCCACGCGCTGGACGAGGACGAAACCGCCATTTATAACGCTGTCAGCAAGAACCCCTACGAATGGGAAAGCGCCGTCGGCCCCATCCCCCAGCTGTATTTCTTAGAACAGGATCTCCGCCGCACGTTGGTGGAGGAAGCCGCCACAAAGTCTGGGCGCCGCTCCGCCTTTTTCGCCGCCCGCCGCATCTGCGACGCAGCCGTGGCTAAGAACAGCACCCGCCCCGCTTCACAGGGCTTCTGGATCGACGAGGAAGGCAAGCAGTGCGTCTGCGACGGGTACCGCGGCTTCCGTCTGAACAGCCCCATGGAGCTGACCGCCGCGCCGGAACTCAGCGCGGACGGTTTCCGGTTCAACCTGGCGCAGATCATCGCTTCCATCCGCAAGAACACCCTGCGCCTCACACTTCCCACTGTGACAAAGGTTCGGGCGCAAATCAAAACGGACCGCGCGGAATGGGCCGCTAAGCGCCGCCGCAGGGGTGAGACCTTCAAAGCCAGTTATGATTTCGGCCCCGGCCTCCCCAGCGTCGATGCCAACTATCTGATCGACTTCCTTCAGCTGTTCCCGGACGGCGAAGCGTTCACCTCTGAACAGAAGCCCTATATCACCCCCATCTATTTCCGGTCCGCCAACGGTGAAGGCATTCTCTGCCCTGTCCGCAAGGCCGCCGAAGCCGCCGCCTGAACAGCGGCGCAGGAAAGGACATTTTTATGATCGCATATCTGGAAACGCAAAATCGCTACGGCGAGAAAGAACTCTGTGCGCTTGTTGATGGCGTTGAAATCGCCAGAATCACGAAAACAGAAAATATGGGGAAGCCGCAATATTGCGTCGGCATTACATGGGAGCGTGAGCGCTCGGAGTTTTTAGGGCGCGCCGCCACCATTGCCGGAGCCAAAAAGCTGATCCGGCAGTGGGGTGAACAGCACCTCACTGAGGTTTCCCAGAGGACCACCGGGCAGGATGTGAAGCGTCTCCCTCAGTTTTCCGACACCGGTTTTTACCCCACGCCCTCCAAACTGGCTGGGCGGATGCTGGCAGGCGTCCGTTGGAAGGATGTTACCGCGATTTTGGAACCGTCAGCCGGAAAGGGTGATTTGGCGGATGCCGCCCGGAAATTCGTCGAGGATTACCACAATGACCGGAAGGTCTGCGTAGACAAGCAGGAACCGTATATTGACTGCGTAGAGATCGACCCTGATCTTGCCCTTATCCTGAAGGGCAAAGGCTATCCTGTGGTCTCCGATGATTTCCTGACCTTCCATACATTTAAGCAGTATGACCTGATCCTCATGAACCCACCCTTTGAGAACGGAGATGAACACCTGCTCAAAGCCTTGTCGCTTATGGAACGCGGCGGCCAGATTGTTTGTCTGTTGAATGCGGAAACCATCCGAAACCCCTACACCAACCGCCGAAAGGTCCTGCGTCAGAAGCTCTCAGAGTACAATGCAAAAATCGAATTTATCGAAAATGCGTTTGCCCACGCCCAGCGGAAAACCAATGTGGAAATCGCCATGATCTTCGTTGACATTCCCTACCCAAAGCCGGAGTCCGATATTTTTGAGCATTTAAAGCGTTCTCGTGAAGAAACATACACCGCTGCGGATGGCCCAACCGCCTTGGCGTCTGCCGACTGGCTGCAAAACATGATTGATGGATTCCAGTTTGAGGCAGAACTGGGGAATAAGCTGATCCGGGAATATCAAGGTCTCCGTCCCTACCTGATGAATGGCAGCACCACCTATGAAAAGCCACTCCTGGAACTCACTTGCTCGGAAAAGGGGCGCGGAAATGACGCTGGACTTCCTAACGTCTATCTCCGGGCACTTCGCGGCAAGTATTGGCGTACTCTGCTGTCCCGCCCGGAACTCACTGGCAAAATGACCTCCGCCATGCGGCAGGACTATCAGGAAAAAATCGAAACCCTCTCCGCCTATGACTTTAGCCGGTACAATATCGAAACCGTCATGTGCGAGATCGCCCACCAGCTTACACAAGGCGTGGAAGAATCCATTCTGAATCTCTTTGAGACCTTCACGGCGAAACACGCCTGGTATCCTGAGTGTGCCAACAACATCCATTATTACAATGGCTGGGCCACCAACAAGGCCCACAAAATCGGCATGAAGGTGATCGTCCCGGCTTCCGGCTGCTATGCCGACTCATGGCGCGACGAAAAGCTGGACACATACCGGGTCAATTCCATGATCTCCGACTTGGAGCGCGCTATGAACTATCTGGACCGTGGCGAAACTTACTGCCATATCCCGGTAGACGGGGCTGTTCGCCTCGCAAATGGCGTCAACAGTAATAAGGCGTCTTTCACTTATTTTGACTGCGTTTTCTATAAGAAAGGCACTTGCCATATCAAGTTCAAGCCTAACGCAGTTCGTATCATTGACCGCCTGAATATCTTTGCCGGTCAGCACAAAAACTGGCTTCCCCCTGTCTATGGAAAGAAGCATTATCAGGACATGACACCGGAGGAACAGGCAGTGATTGACGAGTTCCAGGGCGAAGCAGCTTACGAGTCCGTATTGTCTGACCCGTCTATGCTGATCTCCGCCGGGGACATTGCCCTCGCCGCCCTTCCGTCCCCCAATCCATGAAAGGAACCGTCCCAGCTTTAGTCCCAGAAGTCCTAAATGTCAAAAACCCCCTTGGAGGGGTATCGTATAATAAAATCAAGGGCGAGATAGACGCCGCCCTTGCTTTCCATCTTTCTATCTTCCCTCACGCACGGCGGCTGCCGGCCTACCCAACGGCAGCCGCCAAACTCCAAAACAGTATGGGCGAAAATCGTGCGGACACGGCGCAGACTCACACCCTGCGCGAACAGGGTTTTTAGCTTGTCCTCTGTTCTCCCGGTTCAACTCCGGTTTCGCTCACCAGCGGCGCGGATGCCGCACGTAGTTATCTCCTACCTTCCAAGCGTGGCCCGTAAGTACACGCTCGCCGTTCTCGGAGCGGTGCCCCGGTGCAACCCCGGCAGGGCATACGCGGATATAGTTCATCGGCAGAACGGCGGCTTCCCAAGCCGCGAAGGTGGGTTCGATTCCCATTATCCGCTCCAAGGGCGCACGAAGCGCCCTACATGGATCGCAAAGCCTCCTGAATGTGTATGACAGCCCGGAAAGACGGGCCGCCACATCACCCGCCATGGCGCAAACAAGGCGGGATCACGCAGACGTCCAACCGGTACTTCTGTCCTTTCCACCGGGAGCCGGGGACCCCTCCGGCCGTCTGCACCATGCCCTCCCACATGAGAGGTAGTTACTCTATAAACCGTAGTGGGCATGAAACCTCCATATCTGGCAGTGGAGTCGGCGGGTTGATACAGCCGCTATCGGGACGGTATTCTCGGAGAATCTGAGCGACATGACCGCCGGGAAAGTCCGGCATCTATATGCAGATGTAGCGGAATAGGTAGACGCTACAAATGACAGTTCGGGTGCCGCCCAGCAAAGCGGTGGAGGCCGACACTGTTAGGCTATGTGAGGTGCAAATCCTCACCATCTGCACCATGGCGGGGAGCATTTTGGGTGATGCGTCTCTGCCAGTGCTCCATAAATATATAAGCTGCGGCCTGCAAAAGCAGCTCGTCTCCGGCAACTGGTACTTGCCCTTGACGCCCCGGTGCAATTCCGGTTGGGCATAGGACCCCTCGCACCTCTCGTCCAGGGTTCCCTGACGAAGTGTCCCAGAGGGGACATTTGCAGACGTAGCTCAGTAGGTTAGAGCACCCCCGAAGTGGGGAACGATGCAGGTTCAAATCCAGCCGTCTGCACCACATCCAGCGCCGTGAGAAGTACAATCACAAACGGGTTGCCCGGAGATGGGCGCGGCAGGGCAACAGAAACGTGTACCTATGGGGGCCAACCGCAGGCAGCCGACACGCAGCGGTGACAGTCTGGAAAGACAGACAAACATAGGGGCGAATGTTCCAAGGCTGGCGAGGCGGTCTCCAAAACCGCTTGGGTGGGTTCGATTCCCAACCGTCCCTGCCAACTCTAAACAGAGTCACCAACGGAGTATAAACAAGTGGGGTAACCGTGGGAACCGGAGATATGCGGCATAGGTAGCCTGAATAGGCAGACCACAGCGAGTGACGCCGAATGATGGCCGAAGCGCTAAAGCAGGGCAGGACTGCAATGCCGCACCAGATGTATGCTACCGCATTGCGGCGCCGCGGAAGGGTAAGACCGCTACAAGGGGCTTGCCTGTGCGCTGTATGAAAGCGGCAGGCCGAATAATAATTATTTGGCTGGCTCCGGCTATGAATGAAGAAACGGATGCGACCGACATACCGGCGCAGGGCTGAAAAGTTCCGTGGTTAGCGCGTACAGAACCATGCAGAGCGAACTCCGAGGCGTGTTCATCGAAAGGTATGCGGAAGTGGTGAGGTAACGGCTGCCCTTGGGCAAGGCCGTTGTGTAGGGCAGTATGCTTGCCCGGTTCTGTACGGCTAATTGTGTAAGCAATCCAAACGGAGCGCAATGCCGGGAGCCTATGTAAAAATACAGGGGTGTAGCCAAGCGGTAAGGCAAGGGACTTTGACTCCCTCACGCGCTGGTCCGAATCCAGCCATCCCTGCCATTGAAATTTTAGGAAAGGAGGATGTCCCATGAACAAGACTGAACTGATCGCCGCCGTGGCGGAGCGTTCCGGCCACACCAAACACGATACCGCCATCATGATGGATGCCGTGTTCACCGTCATCGAGGAATCCCTGCTCAACGGCAGCGAGGTCAAAGTCCCCGGCTTCGGCAAGTTCG